CATTAGAGGTAGTGCAAGTATAGCACAACTTTCTGACGCAGTAGTCTCTTTAGAAAGAAATTCTAATAAGAATGAAAATAAAACTATTATTCGTGTTTTAAAAAATAGATTTTCAGGAGATACTGGCATAGCGTCAGTAGCAAATTACGATATAACAACTGGGAGATTAGTAGAAGAAAATGACCAAAACTTTATTTTTTGATATAGAAACAAACGGATTAGATCCATCAGTAATACATTGTTTAGTTATTATTGATGAGAATGAAAAAGAATTTACTTTTGTAGGAAAAGATATTCCTAAAGGATTAGAGCTTCTCACCGACAACTTAGTAGTTGGACATAACTGTATTGGGTACGACCTCCCAGTTCTCAATAAGTTATTAAACTATTCTCATAAAAGAGAATTAGTCCACGATACGCTTTGCCTAAGTCGCCTTATCTACCCTGACATCGCAAATAGCGTTGATGTTAAGTTGTTGGTGAGAGGTACAATTTCTAAAAACTCAGTTGGAAAACATAGTTTAAAAAGCTGGGGAGAGAGATTACAATTTAAAAAGTTAGACTATAACCCAAGTAACTTTGAAACATTTAACGAAGAAATGTTAAAGTATTGTATTCAGGACGTAAGATTAACTAAGAAGTTATATGATAAATTTATGTCTAAAGGTTTTAGTAAAGAGAGTATAGATTTAGAACATAAAATAACTTTTATAACTAAAGAACAAGAATTACGTGGTTTTTATTTTGATGAAAAGAAAGCACAAAACTTACAAGCTAAATTATTATCTAAGTATAACGATTTAAAAATTAAATTAGAAAAAACATTTTTAGATTGGGAAGAAGATTTAGGGGAGTTTATACCAAAAGTTAACAGCACTAAATACGGATATAAAAAAGGAGTTCCTGTACGCAAAACTAAAATTGTAAAATTTAACCCGTCTTCAAGACAACACATAGCTAATAGATTAGTTACTTTACACGGTTGGAAACCAAAAGAATTTACTCCTACTGGTACTCCAATGATTGATGAAGATATATTGTCTAACTTACCTTACCCAGAAGCTAAACTACTTAATGAGTATTTATTAATAGAAAAAAGATTAGGAATGTTATCTGAGGGTGCTAACGGTTATTTAAAAGTAGTTAAGAAAGGTAAGATACATACTTCTTACGTAACCAATGTGGTTACTGGTCGTATGAGTTCTAGATACCCTAACTTACAAAATATACCCAACACACACAGTTTATACGGTAAAGAATTTAGAGAGTTATTTATTCCTAAACCTAATTATGTAATGGTAGGAGTTGATGCTAAATCATTAGAGGCAGTTTGCTTTGCTCATTATATTTATAATTATAAAGGTGGTAAAGAATATGCTGATTTAATTCTTAATGGAGATTTCCACACTTATAATATGAAAGCTGCTGGATTAACTTCTAGAGAATTAAGTAAGACAATGTTCTACGCTTTATTATATGGAAGTTCATTTAAAAGATTATCCGAAATATTAGATTGTTCTATTTCTGAAGCCAAAGATATTTTGGATAGATTCTATAGACAACTACCTTTTTTAAAACAAATTAAAACAGATATAATAGAAAAGATTGAAGCACACGGAGTATTGAAAGCAATAGACCAAAGAATATTAACAATAAGAAGCAACCACGCAACACTAAATACTTTAATACAATCTTGTGGTGCTATTATTATGAAGAAAGCATTAACAATATTATACGACAGTCTTAAAAATAAAGATGCTTGGGTTGTAGCAACTATTCACGATGAATTTCAAATAGAAGCGAAAAAAGAAGAAGCAGAATTTGTGGGTCAATTAGCGGTAGATAGCATAAAGAAAGCGGGAGAATATTTTAAACTTAGAGTTCCTATTAGTGCCAGTTTCCGAGTTGGAAATAACTGGTCAGAAACTCATTAACAATGAAAGAAAACAATGCAAGTAATACTAGTCTTAACTGACGTTGAAGGAGATAAAATTGCTTACTCACTATTTGAAGCAAAGGGTGAGGGTGAAACAGCTTATCAAGTGTCAGTAAGTCCATCAATACAAATAGGTGCTATTTTAGGTTCGTTTTTAAAAACAATAGAAAGTTATAATACGGATTTTATTAACATAGCAATATCTGAAGAAGTTAAATCTAAATACCCAGATAATGACTGGAGAGCTAAATTTTTAAAATCAGACGGCTCTGTTATTCAATTAGATTTAAATAAACTTAAACCAAAAGGTAATTCATAATGAGTACATTAATTGTAGACGCAGATATTGTAGCATATAAATTATCTACAGTATCAGAAAAACCAATACGTTGGGAAAATGATGTTTGGACATTACACTCAGATGAAACTGAATGTATAGTAATGATTAAAGATTATTTTGATTCTTTAAAAGAACAAACAGAATGTACTAAAATAATTTGTGCTTTTTCAGATGTTAATAATTTTAGAACATCTATATTGCCTGATTATAAATTAAATAGAATCAATACTAGAAAACCATTAACTTTAAAATTTTGTAAAGAATATATTTATAAAAATTATAATGGCTATAGTAAACCTAATTTAGAAGCAGATGATATAATAGGTATTTTAGCTACTAGTGATATTATACACGGTGCTAAAATTATATGTTCTGAAGATAAAGATTTAAACCAAGTTGAAGGTTTACATTATAATCCATCTAGTAAAGAGTTTTATAGGATTAGTCCGCAACAGGCTGATTATAATTTTTACTTTCAAGTTTTAACTGGAGATCAATCAGATAACTACAAAGGTTGTCCAAGTGTTGGTGCAGTTAAAGCAGCTAGAGTTTTAAGCACTTCTAAAAACTATTGGCAATCAGTAGTTGAAACTTATGAGGAAAATAAATTAACAGAAGATGATGCTTTAATTCAAGCAAGAGTTGCTAAGATTATAAAAAAGAATGATTATAATTTTAAACTTAAAAAAGTAATATTATGGTCTCCTCCTAAAAAACAAAAACCAAAAGGTATTAAAATTTCTTTTGAAGAACCAGAAAATGAAACAACTGTATTTGGTACTAGAGTATGAAAGAAAAAAATCCAACATTAAAAGGAGCACTAGCAGAATTAGCTGTTGCACATAAATTTTTAAAAAAAGGATTATATGTATCTAAATCATTAGATCCATCTAGTCCATTTGATTTAGTTATAACTACTAATCGTGGTAACAGTTATTTAATTGATGTTAAATCAATTTCGTATAGAAAGAAAGATAATAGTATTATTGCTAGGACTTTAAATCAACTACAAAAACAACTTAATATTAGATTTTATTTTACTGATATTAATGGTAAAACTAAAAGGAAAAATAGAAATGACAAATAAAACATTTTTTAAACAAGTAGGTGGAGATCATTATAGAACTATGAAGATACAACCGTCTAAATTTATAAATGAAAATAAACTACCATTTGCTGAGGGTAATGCTATTAAATATATTTGTAGGCATCAATTAAAAGGTAAAAAAGAAGATATATTAAAAGCTATACATTATTTAGAAATGGTTATAGATAGGGATTACAATGGGTAAAGACGAAGCTAAAAAATATTTATTCTTGTCTAAAGCAACTAAAGAACCTACGCTATCTAGGTTTTATTATACTATGTATATTGAAGAATTATTTAAAGATGATGATAAAGCAGAAAAAGAACAAGTAGCAGATAATAAAAAATTTGGTAGACACAAAGATGACTGAAATACATAGATGGAAAAAGAAAAGTTATTTAACTGTTAAAATAAAAGTTGATGATATTTTCTACGCAAAAACCCCAGACCTAAGTGGTACGAGTGAGTACCCATTTTCCCCAGATGCTAAAGTAAAAATAATTGAAATGAAATTTGATAGGCACACAATAGAAATGGACACAGATTTAGATAAAGTACAGTCTAAATCAGAAAAACCAGCCTATTAGTTGCCCTCTTGGAACAATATATGTTTGTAAATAAAGAATTAATAGTACACTTGGAAAAACTTTTTCCAAATAAAGTACCAGATATTACTGAAAATGAAAGACAAATTTGGTTTAAAGCTGGTCAAACAAGTGTAGTAACTTATTTAAAACAGTTAGAACAAGAGCAAAATAAGAATATTTTAGATTTAACATTAATAAAGAAAGATGAATAATTATGTGTTTTTCACAACCTAAAGCCCCTCCTCCTCCTCCAGTACCAGCTGCACCAGCTTCAGAAAT